GATTGCTTTCAAAAATTAATCTGTAAACTTCGGCTGCACTTAATACGTCCTGTTCACCATTTTGCCAATCAACAGTAATTTCATATGCTTTGTCTTGTCGCATAACTGCTTCGTATTCTAAACTACCAAACATACCTTCCCAGGCAGATGCAAATGATTTCTTATGCACCAGTATCTGTTCTTGAATAAATTGATCAGTTCTATCTTGACGCAGTTGTCCGACAATAGTTTCTGGACCCATATTCAATGCACGAATTGCACTTGGGTACAATGAGTTGATGTCCATTGACCCAATCCAGTCATGAAGTCCTTTTTTAGGGTATGCCACATACGCACCTGCGGCTTGATTGTTAGCATCTTCATCGCGTATTGGACGACTTGGCACAATTAATCCACGGTGGTGTGCCTCATTTACAATGGCCTGTTCTGTAACAGCAACAGCACCCATTGTGGTCTGTAACAATACAGTACATTCGTGTGCAAGTGTGTTGGCAAGGTCGAGGAATTTTAATTTCTTATCAAGTTTGTCAAGCAAGGCACAATCTTGCCTGTTGTACTCAATAAACTTTTTAAAATCATTATTGTACAGTTGATCCAGTGTGCCTTCATAGACAGTCTTAGATTCACCTATCTCCATTTCTCCAATGGCATCCAATCTGTAAGAGTGACGTTCTTCATAGGTGTACTTTCGGTACAGCTCGAGACTGTCCAAATGAACGCGACCAACCAAGTCATAAGTAACAGCCGCTTTTCCATATTTTTCGTACTCCCGTTTCTTTGGAAATTGATCCCAAAGGCAAAATCGTCTTGTGTCTTCTTTGCTTAACACCTTTGTTACTCTATTTACAGTATATGGAATATCAAAACCTTCACTATTCCACCCACTTAAAATATCTGCATCTTCAATGATATCTAAAAAGGCATTGAGCATTTCTCCCTCAGTTTCAAATAATATTGTATTTGGGAAGTCTTTAACCTGCTCAACTGCTTCTGCCATTGTAAGAGTTTTCGGAGGAACAGCAAAACACACAAGGGTGTCTAACCATTGTAGGTGAACAGCGATTGCAGTAATTGGCATAAAAGCATTCTCTGGAGTGCTATAGCCACGTTCTGGATCAAAGTCCACCTCAATGTCAAACCATGCTACATTTAGTTTAGGTGCATCTTTGCCTAGATAATTTTCTTCTAGATTTCGAAATATTGGATTGATATCACTTTCATACAGACTGTGACTGCTGTGTATCTTCTTTTCCTTCATGAACTCTTTATAGCTCTTAGAAGTAACCTTGTTAAGATTTTCGCCGTAGATAGATTTATATTTGCCCCGTTGATCGGGGTAATAGAAAAGATAACGTGCGGGGTATTCTTGGAAGATCCTGCCTTTTTTAGGATCCCGTTCGACAACATAGATGATGTCTTTATCACGATTCCAGATCGCGTCTACATAACTCATATTTTTCTCCTACCGCTTATGGCCGGCAACCTTCTTTGTGATCATTTGTAGCTGATCAAACTGTAATTTAAAATAATATTTATTGAGAACCGACGAGCATCCTAATCAATCCGATTGAATCGATTGTGGTAAGCAACATGTAATTAGCCAGCATACCAAAGGAACGCCTACTATAAGCACACCAAGCGTATATAGCACAACCTGTAATCCAAATGGGGTACAAGATGAGAAGAGGAGGAGTAGGCACGGTTGAGGCCATAGTGATAGCACAGCCAATAGATATAGCCCAAGCAAGGACCTCAAGACAAAAACGAAATCGATCGCTTTTGTAATCGTCTCGGATCCAATTGAATGTTCCGCTGAATATTTCATTCATTATTCTTCCTTACGGAAACTATGTCCACTAATATCAACAATGGTTTCAAGATCATCAAATTCACGGAACACTTGATCCCATGTATCTTTCTGTGCAATCTTAATTGCTTTTTTAATAACACTAGGCTTGACTTCTAGTTCTTCTGCTACTGCTTTAATTGTTTCGTTCAGTCCTTCTGTAAGGTCTTGAATCTCTTGCATGACAGTCATGCCTTCTGCAACAATTTGTTTAATCTTTGCTTGTTCTGGTGCGCCAAATGCTTTGCCCATGTATATCTCCTGTAAGCGTTAATTATACATGAATGTTTTTAAAATGTCAATGATTTTATAACCTTGTATTCACAATATCCCAATTAATAATACGCCATATATTTTCTAAATATGACTTTTTATCGCTTTGGTAATCTAATGCCCAGGCGTGTTCCCACCAATCAATTCCTGACTCATTCTGTATAAAGCGTTCAACTCATCCATCAGAATCTTGCCTGCTTGTTTAGCATCACCGGTATGTTTCATAACTCGATAAGCAGTGTCAACAGCATTTAACATTTGTTCTTTGCTGGGTATCCACCCTTTACCAATATTGGCAAAAAGTTTCATCATCTTTGGCAAGGTCTTTATCAAATGTGCTCGGTATTCTTCTGCGTCATCGTTAAAGTTTTCATCTATTGAGTCTCTATAAGGCCGTACCCATTCAAATCTTGTGTCAGCAGGTATCCATTTGATGCCCAGCCCTTTGTTGCCCTTGGCAGGATCCATATCTACCAGCAACCAGTTTTTTTCATCACTGAATGGCACAGTGTGTGCTTTTTTCAAGATACGAATAATTTTGCCCGAGTCTGCAATCTTGCCCATCATGGCCGTTTCAGCAACAAAGTTTTCATTATTAGGTTGACGTGCTTTATATAAAGCAGCCGTGGCCATTTGATCTTTCTTTTCAGGGGTCTTGTTTTTAAACTGATGATACTGATTTGGATTGGCAGTTTGGAAACGGTCTTTCCAATAGTCCAACGGCATATCAGGTTTTAGTTTTGGTTGCGGTCCAATTTTTTTAGCAGGAGCCTGTGCTGGATCAACAGCAGGGTCTTGAGGCTCCTGCTCACTTACTTTTTTGCAAGTTCCTCAACTTGGGCTCTCAATGATTCAAAGTATGGGTCTACGCTTTCCGATGGATTCTCACCAGTCTCGTGTACCGTTGCATTCTTGCCTTTGGCCTGCAAGCTTCTAGCAATATTCTGTGCCTGACGTTGATCGGCAAAAACTTTCCAAGTACGGCCGTCGATTGCTACTGCATAGTTATTACGCTCATGACCTAATTCGTGATCCATCTCTCTGCGCTTGAAGTCTCTCTTGCTTTGATCCATTTGATCTTGTTGATATCGATCATAGTCATTTGGGCTCATTGTGTCTGGATTACGACTACCGTATCTTCCAAAAGATTCTACCTGGGGATTAATGCCTTGTTCTTTTTGACTTTGTAGATAATCCCAAACGCCAACTAACATCATTTCTGCTTTGGCAATCTTTTCTTGTACCCATTCTGGTAAATTATCTTTGTCGTCGATAGTCTTTAACAATCCCATAACTGCTCTTGCTGAAGTAAGCAAGTTGGTATGTGCCATACCTGCTTCGTCATCATATTCACCGTTAAAGCCTTCCGCCACACCTTCTGAAAACCCGTTGTCTTCAAGATCGTTTTGTAATTCTATCTGGGCCATATTGAACCCCGATTTATATTCATCCCACTCAGTGGGTTCATCTGCTCTACTATAAGGATTATGATACGAGTTTGATCCCATTCTTTGACCATCGTAGTAACCTCGATCATAAGGATTAGGTGTCACCTGGCCTTCCGCCACACCTTGCTTATATTGTTTCTCTAGGTGTGCTTTAATCTTCTCAGCCTTTTGACGAGCAGCCTCACGCTTCTGTGGGCTCGTTTCATTCTTGCTCCAATGCACTGCTGTGTCATGGTCTTTCTTTAGTTGAGCAATTTTGTCGTCCTTGCCTTCCGCCACACCTTGCTCGTTAGTTTTATTACCTTGTTGGTCAATGCCGCTATTTGGTGGTAGATAAACTTGCTTACATGGTTGGCACACTTTCACACGTTGCCCCATATAATTACCACCTTGTAATTCGCCGCCGCACTTGGGACATGAATGTATATCTCCTAGATCGCCTTTGTGTTTTTTACCTATCGGAACAACTTCACCTTCTGCAAATGGTTTCTTATGTTCCC